AATCGATACGATCTTAGTCGTGACGATGGAACGCTAACATGGGGTGTTACCGATCGCTCAACGCAAGAGATTTTTATTTACGATCGTTTGTCACCATATATGCGCCAAAAGGTTCTTACGCACGAATTAGTGCACGCATGGATCTTTTCATATGGTATCTATTTAGATGTCGAACAAGAAGAATTCGTGTGTAGTTTTATTGATACTTACGCAAGAGAGATCATAGCAAAAGCAGACGAAGTATTAGTGAACGCTTATCGTAAAAATATTTTATAATTTACGTTGACTTTTCGGAATCCTGAAAGTATAATGGAAGTATCAAAGGTAGTCAAGAACTACAAAAAGTCTAGGAGGACAAAAAGATGACAAACGTACAGGTAGTAGCACTCGAGAAGTTAAAAGAAAGATTTTTAGGTTTTTATGGATATGCTGAAGAGAAAGAATTCAAACAGATCAAAACCACAGATATGACAGACGGCAGCGTTTATGTATTTCTCGAGGTTGGTTATATTGGCGACGAAGGTACAATGCAAGCAATCGTTTGCAGAAATCGGTTAAGCGTTTGCATCGGCAAGAAAGGTGGCTACTTTAATTATTCCGATAGTAAGAGTCATTATCGTAAAACATATAGCGATGCAACATTAGTATGTTGTAGAGCACAATGGTAATAGCGCTATCGCCAAGCGGTAAGGCACAGCACTTTGACTGCTGCAGTCGCTGGTTCGAATCCAGCTAGCGCTGTTAGAGAAATTTAAGTTTCCTAGTTTGGCAGAGTTGGGAATGCATACTTGTGTACAAAGTAGTTTTCGGAAGAATCGTTGGTTCAAGTCCAACAGCTAGGGTACAGCCATTAAGGCTGGAAAGAAAAGGAGGGCATTGAAGTGCTTAAAAAAGAAGATTTAGAAAGACGGAATTGTGAAGAGTTAGCAATGTTCTGTCGCGAGAAAGGTATTCCTTATTATCACGGCAAGAATCGTTTTCGCAAAGCAGAGATGATCGAAGCAATCTTAAAAGAGCAGAAGCGTATCGTCCACGAAAACAGACCTCGTGTAGCAGATGAGGTTGTTGAGTCGGACGAGAGAGTAAAAACGAAGATTGAAGATATCAGTGTTGCAGATAAAGAAAAAGAAGCGACAGATATGACATCTCAGAATCGCGAACGGTATCTTGAAAATGTGAAGATCGGAACATTGATTGCTTTTCGCGAATGCAATGGTAAGTTGAATACTGCAGCAGTTCAGAACGTCTCATTTAAGAGGCGGCAGTTGCGGTTAGTAACTCAGTATGGAAAAGAGTTCATCGTTTCGTTCGATGATGTTGTTTGGGTACGCACCAAGAAGCGTTGGCCTATGTTTGTACTGAAGGAGTTAAAGACAAAGGAGAAAAGCTGATGATTCTTTCAAACAAACAAGAAAACGAAGAAGTTAAGAGGCAAGTTATTGAGCTGTTTGAGTTAGAAGCAAAGTTCAAAAGAATTCAACAGCAATATACTACCAAGAAAGAGAAGTTGTCTGTAGCAATACGTAATTTTATGTATTGTAATAAAGGTACGAACGACGAAATTGAGTTCTTTGCTCAGTCAGGCGAAATGTTCAGCAAAGAGAACAGAAACGTACGTGTACGTCGAATAGTACCTACGACAATTACTTGGGATGCTGATAAGTTAGAGAAACGCTTAGATAAGCAAACGGCGCAGAAGATCATTCAGAAGCAATATGCTATTACTGACATGGATGGTTTGATTGCTTATTTGAAAAGCTGCGGCGTAAGTGCAAGTAAATTTAAGAGTTTTGTAACTGTAACGAAAACAGTAGATACTAAAGCTCTTGAACAACTTGATGCTGTAGGAGAAATTCAGCACAGTGACATTAAAGGTTGCTACTCAGTAAAAGAGAAAAGTAGCTATTTACGTTTGGATGTAATCGAGGATGAAAACTGATGTTTCAGAATATGTTTTTTCATGTGGTGGCAAAGAGCTAGCACAAGTGTTGTATTATTATGGTCTGATTCCTGATGTCAATAGCACGGAATATAAGATCGTTTGTCCTTTGCATAATGATGTCAATCCAAGCATGATGATCGATCTACAAAAAGGTACGTTTTTTTGTTTCGGTTGTCAAGAGAGTGGTGACGCTTTCTCTTTGGTTAAAAAATTACATCCAGAGTTGAACGATCTGCAAGCTGGATTGTTGTATTTTCGAATTCTGAAGAGTAAAAAAGTAGAACGTATTACTGTAAGTAAGAATGTGAAGATACGTAAACCTTCGAAGCAAGCGTATATTGAAGCACACGATTATTATTATGGTTTGAGTACGATCGATTGGAAGACCGATCAGAGTGAAGAGGTCGTTGAGGCGCGTCAATATATGAAGCAACGTGGTTTTTCATCAGCAACGTTAAATATGTGTAAAGCTAAGGTAACATATAATTTTAGTTATCCGATTATCTTTCCGATGTTAGACAATAAGCATTTTGCTGGTTGGGTATGTCGTACGGATAAGCCACATATTGAACATCAACGGAAGTATTTATACAACGAAGGTTTTTGCCGCCGGAATACTTTAGTTGGTACTTATGGTAGTAAAGATTACGTTATTGTTGTTGAAGGATACATGGATCGTTTACGTATGCTACAGAATCTTCATCGTTTAGGTTATCACGAAGATATCGTAGCAATTTTAGGTTGGAAGATGTCAAGTGAACAGATTCAGAAGTTACGCGATAGTGGTATTCGTTATGTAATCAGCGCTTTGGACAATGATCCTTGTGGACGTCGAGGAACAGAGTATTTGAAAACATTATTTAAGGTAACACGCTTCAGTTATCTTAAAGGTATTAAAGATCCAGGCGAAATGGAAACAGAAGCATTTGAAAAGATGTATAAAAAAACAATGAACAAATTGGCACATGATAGACGAAAGCAGTGATAACTGGTAGTATGCAGAATCAAAGAGTATTGTCGTTGCCGATACATTTGCAGAGATAGTATCGTAGCAGGAACAGAGGCAAGAGGGTATGAGCATCATTGTTGAACACTGTAGTCTGAAGGGTTGCATGAAAGGAACAAAAATGGGTTTATTAGACAAAATTAAACAGGAGAGTAAAAAAGCCGGTCAAAGCAAAGGTAAGTTCATTTACTTTCGTGAAGGTGAAAAGAAACGAATCCGCTTTTTGACTGATTTCGAAGATGGTATGGAAATCATTTTCCACGATAGCTTTGAAAAAGGAATCAACGTTCCGTGTCAGGAGATGTATCACAAAGATTGTGAATACTGCGAGATGGAAGGTTTACGTACACGTAGCTTATTTGCATGGTCTGTATACGATTATGATGCAAAGGAAGTAAAGATTCTGATGCAGGCAGTAAACAATTGCACAGCAATTCCTGCTATTATGGCACTGTATGAGAATTATGGTACTTTACTGGATCGTGATTTGGTGATCACACGCTCTGGTAAGCAACAGAGCACTACTTATGCAGTAGTACCGATGGACAAGAATACTTTTCGTAATTCGAAAGCAAGACCTCTGTCTGAGAAGGCTGTATTAAAATATCTTGCACAGGCATATCCGGATGAGAATGCTGAGGATACTGATATCGACGAGGACGATTACGAAGACGATGAGCCGAAGACCAAGAAAAAGAGTCCTGCGAAGAAGAAGCCCATTGAAGAAGAAGAGGAAGACGACTGGGATGATGAGGGTGACGAAGAGGAAGTAGATTATTCTTCTATGTCTGCTAAAGAGCTGTACCGTTTGTGCAAGGAACGGAAGCTGGATGTTTTACCTAAGAAAACTGAAAAGTATTACATCAAACAGTTGCAGGAGTATGATCAGGCTCATTCCGATTGGGAAGACGACGAGGACGACGAAGAGGATTGGGAAGAGTAATGTAAGAGGGAGAAGTCTTTTGCTTCTCCCTTTTTTGTTTTTAGAAAGGAAACTATATGAATGATTTACATAGACACGATATGTTTAGCAAGTTCGATGGTTTTGGTAAGCCGTTAGAGTTAGCTAAACTTGCAAAAGAGCTTGGCCATACAGCTTTATCGACTTCTAATCACGGCAATACGAATGGTTTAGTTCAGACGTATAAAGCGTGCAAAGAAGTAGGTATTAAAGCAATATTAGGTGTTGAAGGATATTTCTTACCCATATACAAAGAGCAGGAGCGTGGTTATCATTTATGCTTATTTGCTAAGAACTTAATTGGTTATCAGAATCTGAATACGATTCAGTACGAAGGCGAAAAGCAAAAGTATTACAATCCTATATGGACGTTTGAGTTACTGGAGCAATATCACGAAGGCTTGATCTGCACAACAGCTTGCGTAGCAAGTTATTCATCGCAATGTATCTTAAATGATCAACCGACGAAAGCAAAGAAGTATTTGCAGAAGTTGAAAAAGATATTCGGTGATGATTTGTACGTCGAGATTCAGCCGTATGTAGTAAGCGAAGAGGGTGCTCAGGAAAAGATCAATCGAGGTATGTTAGAGTTAGCAGACGAATTAGGTCTGAAGTGCGTATTAACTTCTGATTCACATCGTGGTCGTAAAGAAGATTTTGATACGTATTTGAAGATGCACGAAATGGATGGGCACGATCCTGCTTGGGTAGAAGGAACGTATAAAGAGCGCTATATGCCTACAGCACAGGAGTTAGTCGATCGTTTCGTACGTATGCATAAAAACGATTACAAAAATGCAAGAAGTTTAGCGAAAGAGATGATGGATAATCTCGAAGAGTTGGAGGCAAAGGTAGAAGATGATATTCTCGGTGGTCTCGAACTAAAGCTCCCTAAACTTGGTGGTCACGATAGTTATAAAGAGATTGTAAAAAAGGTACAGCAGGGTTTAAAGGAACGTAATAAGTATACAAAGGAATACATTGATCGTTGCAAGGAAGAGTTAAAGGTAATCAAAGCAAATGGTTTTATTGATTATTTTTTAATTGTAGCTGATTATGCAACATGGGCAAAGGAACATGGTATTGCTGTAGGTCCAGGACGAGGTTCTGTATGTAATTGTTTGGTAGCATACGCTTTACGAATTACTGACGTTGATAGCTTGTTGTTTAGTTTGGATTTTAGACGTTTCATGCGCGTTGACAAAAAAGCGTTTCCTGATATTGATTTGGATTTCGCTCGCGAACGTCGTGACGAGGTTATTGAGCATTTAATTGAGAAGTATCCTAATCATGCAGCACGTGTAGCTTCTTACGGTTTGTACAAAGTTGATAATACTGTTAACGAGCTTGCAAAAGTTTGTGGCTTACCTACGGACAAAACCGTCGATTCTACAGATGTAAAGAAGAACAAAGAAGTTATTGCAGAGATTAAAAGGATCGTTCGCGATTATATTGGTGACAGTGGTGAATTAGATGTCGATAGTTTATTTTACGGTGCAGATCAAAAACGAGTTGAACAATTGAATGAAGAGTATGATAATATATTTGTTCATTTCTCAAAGCTGTACAATAAAGTACGTTATATTGGTACTCATTCTGCTGGTGTAGTAATTACATCCGGTAATATTTTGCAGTATACATCATTACGCTTGGATAAAGCTGGTAATTTATATGCTAGCTACAACTTGGATGATCTGAACGATATCAATATTATCAAGTTCGATTTGTTAGGTCTGAAAACGATGCAATCGATTAGTGAATGTCGTACATTAGCAGGCATTGATGGCTTTGATGAGAATATCGTAAAAGACAAGAAGTTGCTAGAGCAGTTCCGTTTAGGAAAGACTGATGGTATATTTCAGCTTGAAAAAGCAGCAGCACGAAATATTTTAGAGACCATTGAATGCGATTGTTTCGATGATATTATGGCAACGAATGCATTGAATCGTCCTGGTCCTTTGAAGCAACGAATGCATGAGCAGTATGCTGAGAATAAAGCTAATATCGAAGCTGCTCGAAGTAGTCAGTTTTACGAGTATTGTCAGGAGAGTTATGGAACGGTTATCTATCAGGAGCAGTTAATGTTGATATGTGTTAACATCGGCGGTTATACTTGGCCGGAAGCAGACAGAATGTTGAAGATGACTAAGCATGGCAAAGAATTAGCGTTACGTTTGCTCGCAGAAGAGAAGAAGAAAGGTACAGATTACAAGAAGAAGTTTTTTACGAATGCTCTAAAACACGGCTTATCTAAAGCAGAGATTGAAGAGTTTTGGGAAGCAATGTTAGTGTATACATTCAATAAAGGACATGCTGCTGGTTATAGTTTGGTATCTATGGAAGAGATGTTTTTCAAAGTATACTATCCTGTATATTATTGGTATGTCAAAACGAAGTATGCTAATAACGAAGGAGAACGCGAGCGTTTTTGCAATGTAGCAGTACAAGATGGAGCAGTGATCTTTTTGCCACATGTAAACTATTCTAAAGTAAATATGTCTTTACGCCGTGTAGATGGAGAGCAGATATTACAGAAAGGATTAGCTGATATCAAAGGAATTGGCGAAAAGGCTGCGGAGTACATTTTAGAGGAACGTAAGAAGAACGGTATATTCGTTTCGTATGATGACTTCTATGATCGCTGCAAGAGTCGTACAGTAACTTCAAAGGTAATTGATGTGTTACGTGAACAAGGAGCATTAGAGTTCAATAAGAAACGTTACGTTCAAAAAGTGATCACTTATAATTCTTCTTTATATAGTCGTGAAGTTCGTGCTTGACATTTCACGATAGAAGTGTTATAATATAGAAAAGAGCTTAGAAGAGCAAATAAAAATAAAAAGGAGATAAAAGAATGCAAACGACTGTATTTTGCAAAACAAAGTATGAAGGTATTCATCGTTATCCTGGTGCGCCGTTTGCTGTAGAATATCTAAGCAAACCTCATCGCCATATATTTGGCGTAAAGGTTGAGATGGATGTTTTCAGCGACGATCGTGAAGTTGAGTTCATTATGTTAAAACACAGAGTGAATACTTGGCTTCGAATACACTTCAATTCAAACGATGTTTGGGAAATGGGTGCTCTATCTTGCGAGCAGGTTGCTACACAGTTATTGAAGTTTCTTCAAACAGAGTATCCGGTACCGTACCACGCTGATCAGAAACGTCACATTGTTGTGACAGTAGATGAAGACGATGAGAATGGAGCAGTAGTTTATGGAGATTAAAGAATATCAAAAAGGTTCGTTTGTTGCTATTCACGAACACAGTGATAAAAAAGATGAAGTGATGAATTGGTTGATCGGTTTATCGGAAGAGACCGGCGAGTTAGCAAGCTTGTTCAAGCATCATTATTATGGCGATGAAGAGATCAACAAGATTGAAGTTGCTAAAGAAGCAGGCGATGTGTTGTGGTATTTGTCAGCTTTGTGTACTACCTTAGGAATTAGTTTAGATACCGTAGCTGCTTTGAATATGAGCAAATTACAACATCGTTTTCCTACTGGTAGTTTTGATAGTGAAAATTCCGCAAGACGTCACGAAGCAGAGAAGAAGTTTGAGGAGACAGAAAAGTATCAGGAGTTAACAGATCATTTGATGTGGCCGCCGAAGAGCGAGGAAAGGTAGGTAGTAAAAATGTTATATATTATGGCTGGAGCTGATGGCAGTGGAAAGTCTACTTGTTTTGAAATGTTGAAGCGTTATTTGGGTGATAAAGCAGTTTTCATTAAGGAAAGTGCTACATCATCCTTAGATGAGAAGATAGCACGTGTACAGCGTGCTAGTGTTTTAGCAGCAAGTGGAGAGCTTGTTATTTATGATCGTGCAACTGTTTTAGATGATCTGATTTATGAACCGATCGTACGACATAAGAGTTCTGAGTTGCTTTATAATGGTGTAGTATGGAGAACTTTGCAACATGCCAAGATCCTGTATTTTACCTGTGAAGACGAAGTGCTTTTCGAACGTCTGAAAGAGCGTGGCGATGATTACGTAACTGCTGAAATGCTGCCGGCAATCAAAGATGCTTATGAGAAGTTTTTTGAAAACGAGCATCTGATGCCGTATCGTTTTGATACGACGCATGAAAGTTGCGTTACGGTAGCTGCACAGGTATTATCTGTAGTATGGCATAAACCTTTTCGTTTGGCACATATCGTTCCTGAAGGTTCGTTATCTGTGTTAGACAATAAAGGCTATGTAATGTGTTTGGCAAATATCGTAAAGAAGGATTCATCGTATGCTGCTTATTACAGTTCACGTGCTAGTTCTTCCGAATGTTTCGTTCTGATGGATAATGGTGCAGCAGAGAACGATCAGCTTACGATTGAAGAATTAGTACCGTTATACGAAGAGATTCAGCCTGATGAGATTGTTCTGCCTGATACATTGTGTGATTCTGAAAGTACGTTGCAGAAGAGCAAGGCAGCTTTGCAGTACTTAGAAGAGTGGTACGGTTCTTATGCTGCAATACCTTTTACGATCATGGCTGTACCGCAGGGTAAAGATATTAGTGAATGGACGGAATGTGCAGAGAAGTTCGTAACTGATCCTCGCATTCATTCCATTGGTGTTTCGAAGTTTTTACAGATGACAACTGGTTGGGAAATGCAGCGTGTTAATGCAGTGCAGCGTTTAGAAGAGTTAATCAAAAAACACAAACGTTACGATCTTGAAGTTCATTTGTTAGGTTGCAGCGAGCAACCGGCAACGATTGGTTTGATTGCTAACAATTTTCCTTTTGTACGTGGATGTGACAGTGCTTATGGTTACATCTGTACTCAGGCTGGTGTAAATATTTATTCATCTACTGAACGTCCAAGCGGCGAGATTGATTTTATCAACGGTCGGGACTATCCGAACCTTGCAACCAATTTGACAGCTTTAGAAGTAGCTGTAGGTGTATATCATAACGAGTTCGATAGCAGATGGGAGGGCTAAGAAATGTATAGAGTAAGTAAAAGAATGGAAATTGCTGGAGCACATTGCTTACAGTTACCTTATGAGAGTAAGTGTGCTAACATGCATGGTCATAATTGGATCGTAACGGTATATTGCGAAAGCGAGACTCTGACTGATTATGGCATGATTGTCGATTTTAAAAAGATTAAGCAGGCAATTCACGATAAGCTGGATCACGGTTTTATTAACGAGATCGTTTCGTTCAATCCTACGGCTGAGAATATGGCTAAGTGGATCTGCGACGAAGTCAATAAGATTTGCGAAGTAGGTGGTTGCTATCGTGTTGACGTTCAGGAGAGCGAAGGTAATACAGCAACATATTACATTTAATAAAACAAGGAGGTAGAGTTGTAATGAAAGTTGTTGAAATTTTTTCAAGTATCGAAGGCGAAGGTAAGCGTACTGGTTTACCGGTAACATTCATTCGTTTTTATGGTTGTAATTTGAGATGTGCATTCTGTGACACACAGTATTCGTACAAAGGTGATGAATATTCTGTTATGTCTATACCTGAGATCGTACAGGCAGTTGTGGATAAAGGAATCTTTAATATCACACTTACAGGTGGTGAGCCGATGATGCAGCCGGGCATTGATAAGTTAATCGATGCGCTGCTTGCTATCGGTTGTGAGATCAATGTAGAGACCAATGGTACGTATACAGTACCGGAGAAGTATCGTGAAGAGGAAATGATCTTTTTCACAATGGACTACAAAGGTCCGAGCAGCAAGACAGATAAGGTAAACAGTCCTGATTGTTTATACTGTCAGAATACCTTGCGTAGTAACGACGTATTAAAATTCGTTGTTGGCACTCAGGCTGATTGCGATAAGATGATTGAAGTATTAGAGAGCTTAGAAAGTACTCCGATGGTATTTATCAGCCCTGTGTTTGTAAATAACGAGACCGAAATGCAGAGGCAGGTTTTTTTACAGGGTTTGGTCGATTATATTATGCAACATAAGTTGTATAATGTACGTTTACAGATACAGTTGCATAAGGTTATTTGGCCGGCAGACAAGAGAGGAGTATAATGATGACAACAGAAAGACATTTAACTACAGAGCAGCAGAAGAAGATCGAAGATGCTGTTCGTGATATATTGGTCGCTTTAGGCGATGATCCTGAACGTGCTGGTTTGCAGGAAACGCCTAAGCGTGTAGCCAAGATGTATGACGAAGTGTTCGAAGGTATGCGCTACACCAATGATGAGATCGCAGCTATGTTTGACAAGTGTTTCGAAGAGCCGGAAGCTAAAGATTTGGTGCTTATGAAAGACATCGACGCTTTCAGTTATTGTGAGCACCATTTGGCATTGATGTACAATATGAAGATCTCTGTAGCGTATATTCCGGACGGTCGCGTAATTGGCTTGAGCAAGATTGCTCGTATCGTTGATATGGTTTGCAAGCGCTTACAGTTGCAGGAACGTATTGCTACTGATATTGCTGATATCATGCAGAAGATCTTACGTACGCATGATGTAATGGTTGTAATCGAAGGAGAACACAGTTGTATGACTGCTCGTGGTATTAAGAAGCCTGGAACAGTAACTAACAGTGCTGTCGTACGTGGCTTATTCAAAGAAAGTTCTACGCTGCGTGCTGAAGTATATAGTCTGTTAAATCGTTAAGCAAAGAGGAGCCCATAGGTAGTAATGCTTATGGGCTCGTTTTATAAAAGGAGGGTGTTAATGGTTATGATTATCAAGCTTGTTAATGTGCACTATTATGACGAAAGGCGTCGCCCAGTAAAAGTGTGCTTCAAAACTCGAGTCGAAGGAATAGAGGAGCTTGACAAGCGGTATTACATTTCTATAGATGATGGAGAAGAAAAAGAGGTTACGAAGGAAGAGGGTAATGCAGAGTATAAACATTTATGTGAAGAACATCCGGATGCAAAAGCTCTTGTTCTTATCGATACGAAGTACGACGCTGTAACACATATTTCTGTTGCAGAGCATTTTGCAATATATGTTGGATATGATTTTGTATGCTCATGCGACAATATGGACGAAGTTCGAGAAATGGAAGAAAAAATAAAAGAAAAACTAAGGTAGCCATTGTCTTTTTCGTTAAGATGTAGTACAATGATAATATAGAAAAGGATAGAAGTCCAAAAATACTGGAGGGTAAAAGATATGAGCAGAATGATAAGTTTATATGAGAATGTAAAACCTTGGAGAGTTAGAGTAGAAGGTTATATGTTATCGAATGGCGAAATACATTATAGCTTTATTCGTAATAATTGCAATACTGGTTCCGTCACTGAAGAAGAAAAAAGATTCACTTATCAAGAAGTTTAACATGACGTGTAAATTCAACGACGAAGAAGAAGCTAAAGAAGAGTTTGCAATATTGGGTTTTGTACTCTGATTAGCACAGGAGAGGTAATGAGCAAGATAGTTATAGAAAATCAAGAAGCCATTGACAATGCTAATGAGGCAATGTTGATGGCTCTTGAATATAAAAGTAAAAAATTCAATTGTCAGTATACTTTAGAAGATGGAAAGATTACAGCAATTGAAGAAAACGACAAAATAATTAAAGGAGGTACTTGAATATGTACAAGTGCAAAATTTGTGATCAGGAATTCGAATTACTTGCAACTAGACATTATGTCGCTCGTGATGCAGGTAAAAGCGGCTTAGCTGCGTTTGCAGGTGGTCCGGAAGAAACGTTATACGATGCTTTTGATTGTCCTTTTTGTGGATGTCAGAATGTTACACAGGAGCGCAAGAGGGTTTTCTCTGCTTCAAATCGTTATGAAGAAGTATTTTCCGATGACAAGGATAAAGAAGAAATACCGGAGTGCTTCGGCGGTGAAGGAGATATGGATTGCTTAGATTGTGATAAAAGTAACGAATGTCTTGCGGAGTACAAAAAGCATAACGTTGTTAGTGATGTAATTGATAAAGAAACAACTAGAGAAGTTGCTGGCAAACGTCTTTCTGTGGCGATTTTAGCAGAACATGCTAAGTGTTTTGGAAAACATGGTACTTTATCTAATTGCTTGTCGTGTACAGATAAAGTGGCATGTGAATTAGCAAGCGAGGAGTAGTTATGGCAAAGACAAATAAAGAAGCAATTATTAAGTTATGTAATGATATCAATCGGAAGGAAGGAAAAGGTTCTGTATATTCGATTGGCTCAGAAAATGCTAATTTGCAAATAAAGCGTTGGAGCACAGGCATTGAAGATTTAGACGCTATTATTGGTGGTGGTATGCCGGAAGGTAGAGTTGTCGAGATCTTCGGTCCTGAAAGTTCAGGTAAAACAACTTTATTGTATCACCTGTGTGGTTTGCATCAGTTATGTTTGGACATTCCTATCGAAGGAACATTCGATGCTGAACGCGCTAAGGTATTTGGTAATAGACCCAAACAAATGTTGATTTATAGAGCGCGTTATGGAGAAGATGCTTTTAATAAAACAATTCAGTTTGCAAAGGCTGGCATTCCTTTAATTGGTATTGATAGCGTTCCGAGTATGGTACCAAAAGAGGATGCCGAGAAGGTATTAAAGTCTGCTGAGAAGGATTCCATCGAAGAACAACGAATCGGTGGTACTGCTCGTTTGATGAACAAATACCTTCCGACGATCGAAGAGATCATTGAAGTAACGGGTACAACGTTGATCTTTGTTAATCAGGTACGCGATAAGATGCAGGCAATGTTGTTTGGCGAGAAAACTGATACTCCTGGTGGTCGTAAGTTAAAGCACGCTTGTAGTCTACGAATTCAAGTAGCTCGGCGTTCTTGGATTGAGATACCGAATAAAGATCCTCATAATTCTGCTACAACTGAAAAAGTAGGTTTGATTATGAAGTGCAAGGTAGTTAAGTCGAAAGTAAGCAATCCTATGGGCGAATGTGAGATTCCATTATTCTTCGATAGAGGCTTTGTTTCATTTGATGATGTTCAAAATATTCGCAAAGAATTGATGGTACAGAGAGCTGCTCAATTTGGTAAACGCATTCCAAAGAATTTCGAGGAGGATGAAGATGATTGATGTTAAGAACGCACCTGAACGTTATCGCGATTACATTAGGTTCTTGAAGAAGTATTGTGTACAACATAAAGTTTCTTTCGAAGAGGCAAATAAACATTTGTTGTGTATTGAAGCAGCAGATGAATATGGTGTGAAAGATGTACGCGATCCAGAGCTCTTAGAAGTTTTGCAGAATTTGAAATGTGACGAGGTATGTGAAGTAATCGAAGACGCTTATGATAAAAAGTTTCCTTTATGTTATGGAGCGTATATTGGCTTCTGTCAACCATCAGCACGCAATCCTCTTTGTGCACAGCGAATGCAAAAAGACGAATTCGCAGAAAGGAGTAATTGATGGGGCTGCTTGATGAAATAAAAAAGAATGCTACACAGACTGGAACGAAGATACAAACTTCTGAGGCTGCACAATTAGAGAAGATTCTGAACAAGATGTTTTATCTCGAGAAGAACATCGATGAAGAAGTTGCTTTTGTTAAGCAAGTGATGACAAGAGGTTTAGAGAATCAGGAGCGCGTAGGTTTACACGCTTCTGCTATTATTGTTTCAGATAAACAGTTTTGCACTCGTCAGCAGGTATTGTCGCTACTGTACAAACAATTGCAGGGTGAACAAATACCTATAGGGTTAAAACGAATTTTTGAAGAAGGAAATGCTATTCACGAGAAGTGGCAGCGGATGTTTATTCGAGCTGGTTATGCAAAAGCAAAAACCTGCGATCTGACTCGTTACGATAAAGAGTATCAAATGAGCTATACTCCCGATATCGTTTGTCGGATTCCTGAATTTTTCGACGGTGCAATGATTGTCGAGATTAAATCTGTTAATCCGATGCAGTTCAAAAAGATGCAATCACATCCTTCTGCTCAAAAGCAGTTACAGTTATATATGCATGAGTGCATAAAAGAAGCTAAAAAGAAGAAACGCTGGAATGGCAAAGATTATACAAAAGGGTTTGTGTTATGTGATGACAAAGGAACGCAGGATTTCAAAGTATTTGTATACGACTATGATCCTGAATTCGTAGCACCATATATCGATCGATTAGAAAGCGTTCAGTATTGTTACGGTAACGCTGTAACGAATAACAAGATGGTCGCTCGTTGTAAGCAATGTAGTTCATATACTTGCAAACAAGCTGAGAAATGTCCAATGAAGGATGCATGTTGGAATCGTGGAAAGGGAAGAGAAAGACTATGAGAAGACGAACGTCTGTTATAGATCCATGTGAATGCGCAATATGCGGCGAAAAGCTATATCGAAGTTTAATCTTACAAAATAGAAACAAGAAAGGAATCGAGACTATTGTAACGAAAAGAAACACTGTTGTAAGATTTCACACAGAGTGTTATAAACAATTGTTAGAAAGACAAAAGGAGAAGGTATGAGCAATGAAGAGATGACAGTTCAAAGTGAAGTTACAGAAGTTGATAATAAGATCAAAGCTACGAAAGCTGACATCGTAGTACATGGTACTAAAGAGAAGCCGTATTTCGTCATTGTGTACAGAGAAGCTGGAAAAGATTACGATTGTGAAGGTTTTGGTTCTTATAAGTTGGATTTTGTATTCCAGTGGAAAGAACAGTATTTCGAGATCGTTCAAGAGGAGGATTAAAAATGAGCAGGCGATGTCCAATCTATGGTAGCACAGTACTATACTTAGATTGTTTAGAGTGTGACGAGAAACCGTGTCGGCAATGTATAAGTATCAAGAAGAACCTCGAAAGGAGGAAGAGTAATGAGCAACGATATAACGACACTGTACACGAGAGAGCAGAATCAGAAAACAGGACGTAAGGGTTATGGTTATTGGAAGCAAGAAAAAGTATCAGCTATCAGTCCTGCACAATATGGAGTATTTGTAACAACAAGGAGAAAACGATATGGCAAAAGCAACTGATCTCGTAATAACGATTAAAATAGCAGACCTGCCACGTGTTAAGAAAGTATTGCGCAGGATGCGTTGGATAAAACATCGGAGGTGTAGTTATGGCAAAGACAAATAAAGAGAATGTAATCGAATGGCTAACAGGTCAGGATGTAATCACATTAACATTGACGCAGGAAAGAATGATCAACAAAGTTCGTCGTCTAAAGCAAGCACATCCTGATAAGGTAAAGATCAAAACGAACAAGGACGGTTCAGTATTAGCGAAGCTTCCTTTATCGGCATTGAAGTTGAATATTATTGTTAAAGAACAGAAGGAGTACACTGATGAAGAAAAAGCAGCAATCCGGAAGCGCCTGCAAGCAGGCAAGAAAGCAAAAGCACAAGATAGTGATTGGGATTGATCAATCGTATGCAGATAGTGGTATTGCTGTAGTATTTGATCGGCGGCTTATGGCAGTAAGAGATTGTAAACCTTCAACAGGATGTTCGAATACTGAGCGCAGGGCGTTATTACGTCAAGCGCTCACTCGCGTTTTCTCGATGATGCAGAGGAAAGCATCTGAAATACAAGATTGCGAAATTATTTGCATTATTGAACGTATTCGTTTGCAATCAGCAAAACCAGGAGAACAACACTTCTTGAACCTTGATTACATCAAGGGTATCGGAGCGCTAAATGCTTTGATTGTTGATTTAGCGCATGAATATCAGATTCCTGTTTATTCTGTTGATACTCGTAGTTGGAAGAGCCAAGTTATTGGTAGTTCACGCCCTGGACGTAATCGTTATGGTTTTCCTGAAGAGAAATGGCCAACGATTCAATGGTGTCTCGATCAAGGGTATAGTTGGTTGATCACTGAGCAAGTATCGCCTCGAAAGAAGAAAGCTGTTGTTGAGCGTGATGGTGAGAGATGGACGTATAACGATAACAAAGCAGATGCAATAGGTATTGCAATGTATGGTTTTATCAATCCCGTTAATCAAAAACTAGAGGAGGAACATTAAATGTCACAATCAAATTTTCACGTTTGCTTCCATTGCAAAGATCGTAAGATAGGTTGTCATGGTAGCTGTCAGTTGTATCAGGCAGAAAAAGCAGAAAGCGAGAGAACACGTATGATCCGCAACGAGCAAAGAGGTATTGATAACACGCTGTACAACAATGCTGGTCATCGGATGAGCACAAGCAATCGTAAAAGTTAAAAAGTTTTCGAATATGCGTTGTCTTTTGTTTGTAAACGTAGTATAGTAAAGAACATAAGAAAGAGATAAAAACCTTAGAGGAGGAAAAAAGAAATGGTAGTATTAAGACCCTACAATGCCGAAGATAATGAATTAAACACTGAGATGAGAAAAATCATCGAAAGATATCTCAAAAAGAATGGCGAAGTAATCTCTTCCATTTCAATTTATGAAATGGCGGTTAGTGTAATAACCGAAAGCGGTAGAGAGATATTCGCTTCTAAAGCAATGGGATGTAGAGCAAGAACTTATGAAAAAAGAAATTACTTTTATATGACAGAAAAAATAAATGGAAAACAGAAAAGAATTAAAAAAGAAGAGTGGTAATCGTTGACAAATAGTACGAAGTGTAGTACAATAGAGTTATCCCCAAAAAGGGGAACAATAATAAATAGCTGGAGGGCAAAAAGATGAGAACAAACGAAATCAAGAACGTAGTAGAAAACATGACAGTAGCAGAGATGAGAAAGACAGCAGGTCAGTACGGGATCAAGAATGCTAGTAAGTACAAGAGAGTTGAGCTGCAGCAGATGTTAATCGATGCTATGGTTGCTAAAGAGGCAGCTTCTAAGAAAACAGCTAAGAAGGCTACTGGTAAGAGAGCTAAAGCCGAGAAGGTCGAGAACGAGAATATCGAAGCTCTTGCAAAGGAAATGCTGGAAGGCATTGAGACGCTGTCCGAAGATCAGTTAATGCACACGAATCGTAAAGTGTTGATTGTTGTAATGAAGATGTTACATTGCAGCAAGTGGTACAGAACGTATGACAAAGCTACAATGATCGAGAAGATCACTCAGGCAATTGCATAAGGAGGTTGAAGCGATGATAAACTTCGATAGAGTACCTTGTGTATACTGGAGTGATGTTACAAAAGTTGGTTATTTGCAGCGTTATGTAATTGTTCACAGTATTCTGTATTATCACATGAATACGACGTGCATATCTGATAAAGAGTTCGATTCTGTAGCTCGTCAGTTAGTAAGTATGCAGCGACAGATGTCGAGTAAGCAATTGAAACAAACGATGTATTACTATTGTATGTTCGATTTCGATGGTTCGACTGGTTTTGATCTGTACGACAGATTAATTCCTTTTGATAAACAGTATTTGCAGCAGATTGCAGCAAATGTGTTAAGATTGCGAGGTGGACGGTAATGCGAATAGCAGGAAATATATTCTTAATCATCTTGTGTATCATCTTTGGTATGGGTGTGATAGGTGAGAGAGATAAAGAGAAGAATAAGCGTTATGCTTACATTCTGATGATTTCCATTGCTGGTTTAGCAATAAGTTTATTAAAATGCTAGGAGGGCATAGAAATGATAAAAATGCGTATCAATAATCAGGAGACTTCACATTGTGAGGAGTGTGGAACGAGTTACAAATACACACCTGAGATGTACGATCTTATGATATGCAATCAAAAAATGACATTGTGTAAGAAATGCATCGACACATTGTTTACAAAGACGTTAAAAGCAAGTTGCATTTATAATGCAAAGTTAAAGAGTCCGGCGGATATGAAACGCATTCAGAGAAGTGCAGAAAGAGAGTAAGTATGGAGATGTTATTTTACAAGTTCTGTATCGAGAACGGTTACAGTGGTCGTATAGAGATCAATCAGCCATGGATGGGCAACGGTAGTATCGTTTTTCACGCTCGCAATGCTGCTATCAACAAAGAAGCTTCTGTGTGCGTTTCGAGTGTTGAGCTTATGAGAGTAAAATCAATCGATGCACTGTTAGAAAATGTAGTCGATTACTTACGTAGAGAATTAAGATGAAGAGGACGTTTGATTTTTATCGGAAGAATGAAAAAGAGGTAATGCAATCACTTGGCTTGCAACCAACGAAGAACAGTGGTTCCGGTTGGATTGAAAAAGAGGATGGACAGAACGATTATGTGATCTGTCAGCTAAAGAGCACTGATGCACAAAGCATCAAGGTAAATCAAAAAGATATTCGTATGTTAGAGAAGAATGCAAGGATTGAGCATAAGTATCCGTTATTCGCCATTCAGTTCTTAAATACTGGAGAAATATGGCTAATGGTCAAACCTGAAGATCTTACATCAGTATCCGAATATCTTGCGACTGGTAAGACAACGAGTGCTGCTACCTGTTTAGTAGATTTATCAACAAGTGAGGAATTACCTCCTACAAAAGGGAAGACGATTAAGTCTGCTGCTTCTGCACGTGATAGTTTTCATTCACAGAAGCAAGAGAAATATAAGAAGCACAAGAGTGCTCGTTAGAAAGGAGTATCAAATGAGATTGACAGTACAGAGCGTTGCTACGTACAAAGGTCACAGCCTTCGTGAGAATGGCAATGTTGATCTTACGTTAAAGTTTCGCTACGATGAGTTAGTAAAAACAATCCAACTGATGCAGATGCTGAATAACGACGTTGTGATCTCTGCTAAGTTACCGGATGTTAAAGGATTGAAACTTGGAACGTTTCGGATTAAGCATATTTCGATCGATGACGACGGAGAATCTGTTGTTAAGCTGAACAGCCTGAATGATTATGTCGAGGTTGATAATCTGAACAATTTGGTCACCAAAGAGGCATTCAAGGTTCGCTTTGAAGCAGAGATCGAAAGCGAACAGAATGAAGAGTAACAGTATTCGATACAATGAGTTAGCTCGTGCAAAGGTTCAATCGAACAGAAGTTTGGTGATCAGCGAATGTTCGAAAGGTGGTTACACTATTGCACAGCAGCTTGAGGTAAAAGAAGAGAAACATACAATGAATGTGTTTCTTAAAGGAGCTTTACATATTGACGATCTGCAAGGATTGTACAATTTACGCGATGCTTTGAATGTTGCAATTGAGAAACAAGAAAAAGAATAAAAATTTTTTAAAAAAGTAGTTGACCTTTATTTCGGTTTCCTGTATACTGAAAGCACATTCAAAGGGAAAGTAAAAAATGAAAAGCAGGAATAAGTAAAATGAAGAAGACACTCGTTGATCAGTGTATCAAGAGGATACGCGAAAGAGGTTTTATTACAACTACCGTTATCGATCACACAATGGAGGAAGTTTTACAGCAATGCGAACAACAAGGCATGAGAGTTCGTATTGATCACTTCACAGGTTTTATAACCATAACACAAATCGGTAAGTGTAGGAAGTAAAGTTGGTTTGAGGCAAATCAAAAAATCGATGCAAAGGTCTTGAAAAAGATTTTCCAACTGCCAGAAGAGTGACTCCTGCTGCCGGCTCCACCGGGAAGCAATTACGATTGTTGGGAGCCGGCATCGGATGTAACAGCTAAGCTGTTGATCATAAAAAATACTAGATGGTAGTCGTAGTCAATGTAAAAGAAAAACAGAAAAGGAGACAAAAACAAATGGCTAAGAACTGGACATTAAAAGAAGCAGTGGAAGTAATTACCGCTGGCGTAGACGAAGAGGCAATTCGCGAGCTGTGCAAGCGATATCCTATTACCGCAATGGCAATTGCTAAGATCGGCTGTAATGCAGGCGTATCCAAACTGATGGAAGGTATGCCGGATCACGTAACGATGCTGAAGTTAGAGCGGAACTTCAAAGAGGGCGGCTCTGACGTAGAAGACGAAGATACTGATAGCGAGTCCGAGACTGACGAGCAGGGCGATGAGGATCTTGCTTCCATGTCTGCTAAGCAGTTATATGCTCTGTGTATTAAGAAAGGCATCAAAGCGAAGAAGTACGGTGTAAACAAGAAGTATTACCTGGATCTGCTGCAGGGCGGTGCTGACGAGGACGAGAGTGAAGAGGACGATGGTGCTGACGAGCAGGAAGAGAACGATTACGAGAGTATGAATGCTCCTGAGTTGTTCAAGCTGTGTAAGAGCAGAGGTATCAAGGCAGAGCCTAAGAAGAAAGCAGCGGAGTACATTAAGCTGTTGAAGAAGGCAGATGAAGCTGCTGCAGAAGCAGATGGCGATACAGACGAGGATTGGGATGATGAGGAAGAAGCTACTCCTAAGGCTTCTGCTAAGAAAGCTGAGAAGAGCACCAAGAAGGCTGCTCCTGCTAAGAAAACTGCAAAGGCGGACGATGATGACGATGAGGATTGGGATATCTAATCTATAACGATCAGTACATGCAGCCGGTAGTAATGTTATAAAGGGTAAACGTAAGGCGTAATCATTATTCAGGCGAAGGATAGTGGTTACGCTTTTTTGTATTGCGAGGTGTAAGATGAAAACCGAAGAGGTATTAAACGTAGATTATCGTACTGAGGAAGGTCAGCAGATTATTCAGAAAGCATTATTTCGGATACCTGCAATTCAGAAGAACTTCTTTGAAGGAGGTACGGTGCCGTTAGAAGGAATCGAAAAGCTGATCAGTTCGATCTGTCGAAAGTATGCAATTATGATCCAGTATATCTGTCCAACGTATACTAAAGGAGAAACTCCTTTATATTGCATTAGCTTGAAGTTGATCGAACCATATAGCTGGTTAGATAATGTATATGGTTGTTGCTTATACGAAGTAATGGCAAAGGCAGCTATAAAGATGTATTCCGAAGTAAAGAAAGGAACTGCAAAACCGTTAACCGAGACTACACGTGAAAAGAGGCGCAATGATGAAATTAAGAATCTTCACTGATGGTGCTTGTTCAGGAAATCCTGGCCCGGGAGGTTGGGCAGCGTTATTTGCTTTAGAAGAGCGTAACGAAGTAATCTCTGGCCACGATACAGCAACAACGAATAATCGTATGGAGCTGTTAGCTGTATTAGAAGGTCTGAAGACAATGAAAGAGAAGTTTCCGTGTTATGATATAATCGAGGTACATTCAGATTCTGCATACGTTGTAAACGCTCTTACCAAAGGATGGTTGGCAACATGGAAGAGCAATCGTTGGAAAACTTCTACTCGTGATGATGTCAAAAACAGCGATCTGTGGCAGGAGTTAGATAAGTTACTGATCCAGTTAAGAAAAATGTACAACATTACATTCGTTAAGGTAAAAGGACATGACGGTGTATTGTTGAATGAAATTGTCGACGTACGTGCTAGAAGTGAATCGTTGATAGCGAAACGGGAAAGCGAAGGTAAATGAGATGGCAATATTCTGTGAGAAAGCATTTAAGAAAACGTTTGAAGACGAGGTTTCGAAAAAAGCTTACTTGAAAGCATGTAAGTGGTTAGCTACTAATATTTTCAACAGAGTTGAATTAGCCAAGCATGTCGTTTTTTCGATTGAGAAGCAGTGTGAAAGCGAATTACCAACTTTTGTTGTAACTGCGTATGTTAAAAGTGATGAAAGCGCATTAAGAAGCGAATACTGTAAACAGTGCAAAACATTGCATACGATCTTTTATTCAATCGATGGTACTGATTGTGGTTCTTGCAAAGCAAGAGGATATCAGGCAAAGTTGGATAAAGATATAGTAAGTAAGAAAACATTCGTTCAAGAAATAGTAGGCGAGGACGAATAGGAGGTTTTTGATGAAAATAATAAAACAATTATTGTTAGAATGGTGTGGTTGTTTATATAACAGTTCCAAGCGGCTTATTGGCCGCTTGAGCTGTGTTATTAGCTTTTGCAATCCATTGATCAGTATGGTAGTGTTGTATTGTCATTATCAGCGTTATCAAACGTGGATCGGATTGGAAGTGGTCCTGACGCCGATAGGTTTATTCCTATTAGCTGATCTGATCAAGCGATTGAGCCGTTTGATGTTATGTGATGTAGAAACAGTTCCAATAGCACGAAAGCGTTTTATTCGAAAAGATGAAAATGGCCGTAATATTTTCAGTACCGGCGATATTTACGAGATGGTTGAGTACCTAGCAGAAGTTGAGAATTATTGTGAACGACGAGGTTTGTATCGTAAAGTAAATTCTGCAGTAAAAGCACTGCTATTTGCAGCAATTTTGTGTTTATTCAATCTCGATCCATTAACTGTCCATGCAGCAGAAGTAAATTCATTTACAGAAGAAGAACAATTGCTACTACAGCAGATCGCTTTAGCAGAAGCTGAAGATCAAGGTATCGAAGGAATGGCGTTGGTAATGCAAGTAATCGTTAATCGCGTTGAATCAGATGCTTTTCCTGATACTATATATGAGGTAATATCACAACGTAAACAGTTTGCTACGTATGAGAGTGGTGTATATAGCGAGAAGCAAGCAACAGAGGAAAGTTTACAAGCACTAGCATTGTTAGAACAATTGCCGGCGTCGGAAGCGTTGTATTTTGAGAATGATCACGGGCGATCTAATACATGGCATTCTCGTAATTTGCAATTGTTATTTACATATAAAGATCATAAGTTTTATAAGTGAGGTAGAGAAGATGAAAAAGAAGCAACCTTGTCCTATTTGTGGCAATGAGATCGAACCTATTAAGACTGGGAACAATATGTTTCGTTGTAAGTATTGCCGTCGTCTGATCGAAGTAACTGAGCGACAGAAAAAAGGAAAAGTTTTTCTCGAAATGTCTGAAAAGATATAATTTATCGTTGCCCTTTCAGTAGTTTTATGAGATAATAAAGGCAAGTCAAGAGAGACTAATAAAACTGCTGGAGGGCAAAGGTATGAGATATTTAATTCACGAATCTAACATGGAAAGACTTAACAAGAAGTTAACCACCATTAGCAATAAATGTGCAAAGTACGGTTGTCAGTTTTCTTACGAGAGAGTTGGAGAGCAGTTCATAGAAGATGAAGATCACAACGTTAATCGTTATATCGAGATCGAAACTGAAGGAGTTGCTAAGATCAATGATTGGATGTTTGTAGCAACTGTTGAGTTTCACGAAGGTGGTAATGTGATTCGTAAATGCGGAAATATTGATGTGGAAGTTCCCGAGAGATATTACACTTCTGAGCCGATTTGCGAACATTGCAATACTAAAAAGAGACGTAATAGTGCTTACATTATTATGAACATTGAGACTGGAGAGTTTAAGCAGATAGGTCGTTCTTGTTTGAAAGAATTTACTTGTGGTTTAAGTGCTGAAGCAGTAGCACAGTATATTGCAGCATTCGATTGCATGATCGAAGGTGAAGCAGTAGAACCTGGTTGGCATCCGGTAGAGTATTTCGACACTAAAGAGTATTTACAATATGTTGTAGAATGTGTTAATCATTTCGGTTATTACGGTTCTCAGTGTGAGATGCCTACGAAGACTAGAGCGTACACTTATTTAGCAGCAACGTGTGGAAAGTTATTTCCTGCAAAGTATTTAGAAGAGACTTTAGAGGAGATGAAAAGCGTACAGTTCAATTGTTATACCGATGAAGTAGAGCAAGTAGTCGAAGAAGCATTAACTTGGATCACTGAACAGAACGAAGAGAACAACTATCTGCACAATGTAAAACTTTTAGCAGCACAGAAGTATATCGTATCTAAGGATTTTGGTTTTATTGCAAGTTTGATTCCTACATACTACAAAGCAATGAAGATTAAGCAGGAAAGAAAACAACAGCAAGAAGCTGAGAGCAAGTCTGTTTTCGTAGGTAACGTAGGAGATAGAATAACAATAGCTGCACAGACAGTCGAATGTGTTGCTAGTTGGGATACACAGTACGGTATGACTTATGTATACAAGATCATTGACGAGAATAGTAATGTGTACACTTGGAAAACTGGCAAGAGCTTATCAAACAAAGCAATGGTACTGATTGGTACTGTTAGAGAACATAAAGAGTTCAGAGGTATTAAGCAAACAGAGTTGACGAGATGTAAAGTAAAATAGTCAGAAGACAACCTAGCACAAGTTGCTAGGCTTTTCTGCGTTTTGAAGGAGAGTTCAGATGAACAGAAACAAGAAGGTCAATATTTTAGGTACACCATATGTAATCCTGTATCAGAACGAAGGAGAGAATCCAAAGCTGATTGAGGACAACGGTTTTTGTGAACAGTATTCTAAGAGGATCGTTATTGACGATGGTAGTTCAACGAAAGGTGATCCTTTAACAGTTGAGAATTACGAAGAGTTCGAGAAGAAGGTTTTGCGTCACGAGTTGATTCACGCATTCTTAGGAGAATCAGGATTGCGAAGTAATAGTGAATGGGCAGAGAACGAAGAGATGGTTGATTACTTTGCCATTCAGTTTGAAAAGATCGCTATCGCAATGATCAAGACGAATTGCTTATCATTGGATAGGTTATTAAAAGAGGCAGGTGCAGACGGAAGCTACGATGGTAGTCAGCCGTTACTACGACCTGCAACATAAAAGGAGGCAAAGAACTATGGCATCAAAGAATGCAAGCATAGTTGATGAATGGTTAGACGATGATCATTTGATGCTCATAGAGGGATGGGCAAGAGACGGTTATACAAAACAAGACATTGCTGGTTGTATTGGAGTGGATATTTCTACGTTACGTAAATGGGAGAAGACGTATCCTGAGATCGCACAAGCAATGAAAAAAGGAAAAGAGATTATCGACTACAAGGTCGAGAATGCTTTATTGAAAAGGGCGTTAGGTTTTACAGCTAAGGAGATCAAGGTAACGATTGGTAAACAAGTAAAGAATGGTCAGACGTTTCAGATATGTAAAGAGACAACGATAAAAGAGATAGCACCTGATGTAACAGCTTGTGCAATATGGTTAAACAATCGTTTACCTGATAAGTGGAAGCGTAATCGAGATAAGGTACTTGAGATAGATGACGAGGATAGCAATCTGCAAGTGACGATCGTTCGAGGTCCGAAAGAGGACGAACAGGATGATAGCGTTAATCAGGCGGTAACGATAGGGACTAAGCCGGCAGAGGATAGGAAAGTATCCTCAAAAGACCCTTCTATAAAAAGAGAGCAAGATGATCCGGACTATTGGCCTGACGATTGGGAGGAGGAAGAGTAAATGCGAGTATTAAGTTTTATAGTCGAAGATCAGATGATACGAAAAGATCCTGCATGCGACTTCACGAACCTCATATCAGGAACAGGAGGGTATCTGAAAGCACGGTTCGTATTCAATCAGGAATGGAGAGGTTATACTACGATAGCAGTATTCAGAAAATTGTCATCTGAGTATCCGGTACCGATTATCGATGGTGAATGTATTATTCCTGGAGATGCTTTGGAGTATGATTGGTTCAAGGTAAAAGTAATTGGGCAGAAGAAGGCAGGTCAACGACTTACGACTAACGAAGTCGAAGTAAAGCAAACAGGAGGTGATAGGATTGTATAGAGGAACGACTCCATCATTTTGCTTTAAGTTGAAAACGGATGTTGATTTTGATCAGATCGAAGTTTTATATGTAACCTTTAAGTCTCAAACAAAAGAATTATCGTTAAGTAAAGATGAATGCGTTTTAGATAACGAGCTCAAAACCGTTACTGTTCATCTTACTCAAGAACAAACATTAGATTTTTATCCTGGTAATGTTGATGTACAAATAAGATTGCGCGTAGGTAAAGACAGAGCTTATGCGACACCTATCAAGAATATTGACATTTCACAGATTTTGAAAGATGGGGTGATTTAATGTGTTATTTTTAGAATGTGAACTCACGTTAGAAAATTTTTGTTTTGATACTGAATTAAGGACGGAGCAAGATGTTATAGAGTTTGATATTCAAACAAGTGAAACGTTAAAACCTTATATAGGTCAAT